AGTCACAGAGTCATGGGCCAGAGCTGTTACAGCGTCAGATGCCCCGTAGATTGTGCAGGCTGCGTTGTCCTGAAACAGTAACTTCTCGTCGTTGTAGATTTTCTCAATTTGAGAAGCTGTAGGTGCAGTGGCTGAGATGCGAATCAAAGCCGCTTTGCCGTTAAGCCACGGTTGAACAGAGTCGGCTCTAATTCCAATTTTAAGAACTGCGCTTGTGTTGGTTACATTTCTAGTGTCTGTGCTTGAGTTTTGAAAAACTCCATTTATATAAGTCCTAGTAACACCTGACTGTCTTGCGACAACAAAATGCGTGAGCTGATTCGTTATGGTTCCAACAATAGTTTCTGTGCTGGCTGCTCCCTCTACTGATCTGAATCTAAGTTCTCCTGTCAAAGAACTTCCGCCGCTTTGATAAAGCCAAAAGCCTGACGTAGAAACTGATCCAGATTGTCTTGATAAAGGAACATGGGAAGAAGCGGAGGCAGTCACCCACCCCATAATTGAGAAGTCACCAGTACCGAAGTCTAAAGCAGAGTTATAAGGCTGCTCAAGGTAGTTGCTGGCGGAAAAGCCGGAGTAAGCTACCAGTTCAGCGCCAGTGGCTACTGGGGTGCGGGTCACAGTGCCGTTGACGATCAGGCCTTTGTTGTTTATGGAGCGATCTGCGTCTGCACGAACTACAGAAATACTATCAACAGAGCCATAAACACCACTAGTAAGTGAGTAGTTTGTAATTGAAATGTATGTTGTTGTTGTTGTAGCAACAAAAGTAACGACTGAGTCTCCAGCAGCACTAACCAGAAAAGGCGTTGTGTCAGATGGGTTTATAGCATCCGTGCCTCGAATATTCATTGCACCGAAGCCACTAGTACCATGATTAAGCCCTCGAATGTCTACGTAATAAGCAGCACCGACTACAGTTGCAATTGGAAAATAAAAACCTGTTCGCCCGTTTGTCCCATTGGTAATTGTAAGAACACCATCTGTTACACTGTAAGTTCCGTCACTCGTTGCATACCAGCCAACATTACTTGCACCATCTGGAAGCGTTGATGTGCCATTCACAACGCCTGTAAAATCGTCACCATTCGTTAGCAACTCAACGCTGCCCACCAAATCAGTGTCGTCGGTGTCGGCGAGGAAGGCACCGCGAATAAGCGCAGGCATCCATCCGGAGCAGTAAGTCGCCGTCATCCCGCAGCTCATGTGCTGCTTTGCGCCGGTTGGGTCAAAAGCAATCTGGGTCAACTTGTCTCTGGCAGGAACGCCTTCTGATACATCACCGACGAACCATTGGTCAAGATAATTTCCGGCTCTATCACGCAACGCTAAATACCAAGACGAAGTCATCCAAGCGTAGATGCTGCCGCCAGCTAAAAGGGATTTTCCGAAGATATAACGGTGCCAGAGGTCGTATTCAGGGTGATCCGACGTGCTTGTAGTGTAAAGAGTAGTAGCGGTAGAATTCACAGTACCGTCATTTTCAATAACTGAAATACCGCCGGCGGTTCCTACACGGATCGTAGGCACAGGCAGCCCAGTTGCAGGGTCAATCGGGGCGTCGGGCAGGACTGTTGCCGCAATGTCATTCACCGAATTATTTACGATAGCAGGGGTTGTGCTGGTCGTGTAATCAAGCGTTGTAGACCCAAGGTCATCGCCAGCGTAGTCTGACAACACAACGCCCGTGCTTGTTCCAACCCAGATTTGACCGTTGATTGCGACCGCCGCACGGATGGTAAGACCAGTGTAGTCCTCAACGTGCCACATAGGCAGACTTGGATCATCCCCATCATAAATCGTAACCTTAGCAGCCTCAGCCACAATCACAGCCACGGCAGGGAACTCTTTTCTGCTTCCACGAGTGGCAGTGTTCAGCGTCTCGTTGTACCAGCTTGTGCCTTGTGTGCGCTTACGCCATGCACCACCGTCAGAGTCGAGGCTTGTGTCGTATACGAATACGTCCACTGCGGTGACTGCTTTGGTTGCTGCTATAGCCTCTAGGTCAAAACCTATGAGCGCCGCTGCGGTGTTTGTTGCGGAGGTAGCGGCAGCTTCAGCAGCCAATTTGTGCAAATTAGCAGTATCCCGCGCAGCCTGAGATTGATCACGCGCTGCCGCCGAATCACCCGCATAAGTCAAAGAATTAGTAGCGAACGTAGAGGAGTTAGTTTCGGAAAGAGCCGCATTAATAGCGGAAGTAGATGCGTTGGATGCTTGTGTGGTTGCTGTAGAGGCGCTGGAGGCTGCGTTAGTTTCGGAAAGGGCTGAAGCAACCACATCTGCATTAGTGGCTACAACGTCAAGAGCCGTAGCTACAGCGTCTGCATTAGTAGCTATAACGTCTAGGGCTGTACTGGCTGCGTCTGCGTTAGTTGCCACTACGTCAAGAGCCGTAGCAACTGCATCCGCATTGGTAGCTACAACGTCTAAGGCTGTACTAACTGCGTCTGCATTTGTAAGAACAACGTCTGCGTGTGTTAATACAACGTCTGCGTGTGTTAATACAACGTCTGCGTTAGTTAATACAAGGTCAGCCGCCGCTTCTGCTGCGCTAATTGCGGCTTCATTAGCTTTAGTAATAGCTGTTTGAGCGTACTGAGATATTTGACTAGCGTAGGCATCGGTACTGGCGTCACCGGCACCCCCACTTCCTCTGTATAGTGGCATTACCTACCCTCTGATTAAATTAATAAAGGTATAAAGCTCAGGAGGGCCATTAAGACCCCCCTTTGCTTACATGGTAACTTAGTTATTAACTACGAGTACCAAACCACTTTCAGGACGTACAACCTTAGTACCGTACAGGGTATCGGCGGTATAAAGAGTACCGAGGAATTCCTGTTTGTACTGAGTTTGTGACCGGATGCCTACTTGCTCAGCAAGGACACAAGCGTCCTTATGAATCAAAAGGGCACCACGTACATTGCCTGTATTAGCAGAGTTTGCCGCAGCAGTCTCTACGATAGGGCAGTTACTGGTTACAAACAGATCAATACCGTAAAGGTTACCCAGCTTGCCGTTAGTTACTGCACGACCGTCTACGAAGTCAGAAGACACGTACCGATCAATACCAGTAATAGCGTTACGCAGTGAAGGAGGCATAACAAAAGAACGGTTGTCCATAGGGACATCCAGATCATCCATCTGCTGAATCAAAGCGCGGAAGCAAGCGTCAGTAAACACATCGGCAGGGGCTACAGTGTCTTCAGCGTAGGCGGTAAGGCCAGTAGTTGCGTCACAGAAGAAGCTGTTGTTGTGTACCCAAGTGCCTGAACCATTACCAAAGTATTGACCCAGAGCAAACAAGTCGTCGTCTACTTGCTTTGCCAGTGCATAACCGGCGTCACCGGTATAGAACTGACGCAGTGAAGACAGCGCCTGAGTTTCGGTAATGTCCTCAATAATGCGTGAGTACTCAAAGTGCTTGTTAATTGTAACAATAACTTCGGACTCAACGGCATTCTGTACAGTTACCGCTGTGTTTTCTACTTTAGCTGAAGCCACACCACGGGTAGGAGCGGGGATATGAATAGTATCACCCTTCTTACCTTTCATGGACATCTTCTTAACCAAAGGTGCCAACACAAGATTAGTCTTGTAGGCAGCGATGATTTCATCTGACCAGATTTCGGGGATGAATGTTGCAGCAGACGTATTGTCTACAAAACCGCCAGTAGCGGGGAAAGTTGAAGTAGCCATATTACTATAATTCCTTTAAATAGATTAGATTAGCTTCTAACCCTTTTCTCTGCGTAAGCCTTTAGAATCTCATCCGAAAGAGCTTCGTAGCGTTCGGGGTCTGTTTGCATAAGTTTAACAATGTCTGCACGACGGTATATCTTTCTACTGGCTGCTTCAGTACTGCCGGTGGCATTGCCTGTGGAGGCAGTACGAATAGCCTGTTTCCTTGTGTTCTTTTCGGCGGCTACCGTTTGATTAACAATCCCCTGACGTTCTTTCCACATAGTAAAAAGTTCATCGGCTGCTGCTGAATCAAACTGTCTGTCGGCCTGCCTAAACAACTGTGTCCTAATCTGGGACGCTTGAATCCATTGACCAAAAGCAGCGTCGGACAGTATCTCGGACATGTCCGGATGCTTATTCTGAAGGGCACTTAGAGCACTGTTACGTTGCATCTGAGTACTGTATTCTTCAGCCTTCTTAACTTTTGGGTGGTTATCAATAGCCCTTTGGACAGCTTTTTCAGGATCAGAGAAAAAGTCTACTTCGTCTTCAGGTTCGTTACTGGTGTTGGCCTGCTGCTTAGAGGAGGCGAGTTGTGTCTGTATGTATTGATCTACAACACCCCGAAGATCACCTACCTCAGCACTCTGACGACCAATGGCCTTCTCAGCCTCTTGGTGCATCCGTACAATGTCCTGAATGGACTTGCCACGGTACTTATCCGGTATGTCTTCTTCAGTTTCAACGTGTGTTTGCTCAACTTGAGTCACATCGTCAAAGGAAGTATCTTCTACATTTTGACTTTCGTCTTCAACAAATACTGCTGCCATCATTAAACTCCGTACTAACGTATTATGGAGATATTATAGTTTTGGAAGGCTCTTACTAAGAGGTTGTCTTCCTTTCATGTAGAATCTGCTTCTGTCTGTTCTTGGCCCACTTCATTGTGGCCCCCGGAAAGTCACCGCTAATAGCGTCTAACTTAGCCTTGACAGGAGATATGATTCTTTGTGCCGTCTTCTGGCACAGTCTGCAAGGATGCTCAGTAACGTCACTTGATACGAGGGACTCAGTGACGTGATTGTCTGAACATTGAAAATCAAACAGGCGTCTCATTAGTAAGATCCTTCCTGTTCTTCTTTTTCTGCTTCTTCTTGCTGTTGTCGCAAAGTTTCTAACTGGGACTCCAGATTAAGAATGTTTGCTAAGACTAGAAGTTGGCCCTTCCTAAGGAAAAGGTCTTCATTGTCTTTAGTGTACTCCACAGAGTTTATACTATGGGCTGAAGCCTCTAAGTCTCGCTTAAGGTAACCCCAGCCAGAGGAACCAAAGAGATCCGTCATGGCGTTATAGTATTTTTCAAACTCTTTATCTACCTGCATCTGTTTCTCCTAATAAGGGGACAGTATATAGTTTGTACTACAGTAGTATTATACCATATTTACAATTATTTGTCAATCTTTTTATTCTGCTTTATTGAAGTAACTTCCTCTAGGAGTTTACGTAGCTCTTGGATTTCTGCGTCCATCTGAGAAAACTTCTTATTTACTTGAGAAATAAGATCATTAAAATCACGACTGTTTACCATAGGAACTCTCGTAGTGTTAGTTATTGTTGTACTTCTTGTGGAACGACTGGGGCTTCCTCAGGCGTAGGGACTGCCCTAAGTCTAGCCTCATTTTGTTGCATGTTGACACTCTTTTCCTTTACTTTAATGTCCTTCTCCCTAAGTTTAAGGTCTGCAATCTTAAGACGACGTTCAAACTCCTTGTCGTCCTGTGTACCGGAACTAAGGTTTGTAGTTACAGCCCGCATCTTAGATATCTCAAGTTCAGCGGGGATTGCCTGAGCCTCAGCCATAAGTTTTGTTGCCCGTGCCTTAGACTCTTCGGCTTGACCCA